GGGATAACCTTATTGATCTCGTAAGACGTGATGAGCGGATCGGAGGAACTTAGCTTGTTGGCCTGGGTACCAACCACCTGTCGCCACTCTTTAGGGGACAACGGCATCTAAAGCACCTCCCTTTCATTGAAACGGCGGCCCCACGTCCCGTCCTGGAACGAGATAGTGAAGCCGCCGTCATTGCTACATCTGTGATTCAGTTACCCGGCCAGGCCCATTACGACACGGACGAGGATCCGCCCTTGACTAGGATGCCGGCGAACAGCGTGCTGCCGGTACCAGGAGAGGCAACCTGGTTGATCTTGAACACGGCCCCGAGGACCGCGTTGGTCCCACCGGGCGCTTGCAGCGCAACTGCACCGGCCGTCGTCGCCGAACTTCCGACGAAGGCGCCAACGGCGAGAATCGTTGCTGTGGACGCGACGCAAACGAGACTGCCTGACCCAGCGACCAATCCACGTTTCCCAGCCGCGATCGGCTCCTGAGAGACGCCGATCAGGTTGACCGCGTTGATGCTCGCCGGCGAGATATTCCCGAAGACCGCGAGTGACATGGGAAGATCTGCGGTCGGCGTGGCGCCCGCGGCCGTGGTTTCCGGACGCGGGATGACGCTGTTCGTGGAGTCGCACTGAACAGCGTCCGCCATCTTGATCGTGGTGCCAGCGGCCGCGACCAGGACGATGAATGTCTGGCCGAGGATCTGGGCACCGCTCCAGAGGAGGGTGCCGTCACCGCCCTTTATCTGCTGCTGCTGCTCTAGACCTACGCTCAGAGACATTTCAGGCCACCCCCCTTACGACACGGCCGACGTGTCGACGCGGCCGATAACGCCGTTCGCACGAGGTTCGGAAACGATTAGCTCGCCACGCCACAGGATGTAGCTGGTGCGAACCATCTGGTTGTGCGGCTTGCGGAACGGCTCGTAGGCGAAGTCCGCGCGAGAGTCCACGTAGAGCTTCACACACGGCTCATACAGGAAGTAGACCTTCTCGATCTTGGAGCCGTCTCGAGGGGCCTTCTCGTCCTGAACCCAGGCCGCCGATCGGAACATGAAGTTATCGAAACCGGCCTTGAACAGATCCGAGTTTTGCTGCGGGCGCTGGTACCGCTCGTTGCGGACCAGTTGGTAGTGGACATCCGTCCACGCCCCGACGTTGCTCAGAATCATCGTCGGCGACTTTCCGGACGCCAGCTTGATCCGAGCGAACATCTTGTTCGGGACGCCGAAGTTGATGGCGGTGCTTGGAGCCGCGGCCCCGTCCGTTAGGAAGGTGCCCGCGGTGCCCGTGGTGTAGACCGCCGTGTTGATGCTCTGGTGGTTCCACCACGTGTTTAAGGTCGAGCTCCGAGAGATGCCTCCGTAGGTCATGGTGGGCGCGAGATCGCCGCCGCCGGCCCCTTCCTTGAGCGCGTACTGGAGACCAGCCAGCGCCTTCGAGTCGGTGCCGTCGTTGTAGACCTCGTTGCCCATCCCGTCGAAGAAGGTGCTCCGGGCCCACTCGCCCTTCGCCTCCATAAGATCCATGACTTTCTCCGGTCCCGAGGCGGTCATCTCCTCGTCCCAGTCGATCGTCAGGTCTACGTTGGCGTTCTTCGGCGTGAACTCGGCCGCCTGGAATGGATCTCGGACCGTCGGAGCGAACACGTCCGCTCCAGCGAACCACTTGAGGCCACCCTGCGTGCGCCACCCAAGCGGGACCACGATGCGTCGGCCCCCCGTGAAGCTCTTCTGGCGGGCTTTCATCCGCATAAACAGGGCGTTCGAGAGGAAAATCTGGTCCTTGATCTGTGGGATGATGAAGTCCTGGACCATCACGTTTACCTGGTTCCAGGGGAATGTTGAAGTTGCCATTCGCTCAAGCTCCTATCTATGTCAGCGCGTCCAGCCTAACCGTTTGCCGGCGGCCTTGACCGCTGACTCGATCGTTTCGTTTGGAGCGGGAGCCCACGGTGCTGCTGGAGCCCCGCCAGAGGCGCCTTCGTCCACGATGGTAGCGACGGGCTGACCCTTTACTCCGGTCGGAGCACCGGGGCCCTTGGCCGCGGTTGGTCTCGACCCGACTCTCACGGCGTCGGGCAACACGACGCGAGTGACCTCCTCGATGGAGAGCCGACTGCCGACTTCCTTGTGGCTCAGGATGTAGTCCTCGACCTTCTCGATGTGCTCTTCGGTCAAGGGCTTGCCTCCGATGGCGTAGTTGGCCTTTACGGCATCGAAGTCCGAGGCGTCCTTGGCGAGCTGACGCTCCACGCGCTCATTGCGCGCGTCCGTCTCAACTGCTTCCAGGCGCTTGTGGGCTTCCTGGAGCATCTCGGCAATGGCGCGTACTGACGGATCATCCGACTCGAGGCCAGATGCTAGGAGCTGGCCCTCTCGTGTCTCGGTTTTCGCTGTCTCGGGCTCGTCGATAGCCTCGTGGAACTCCCTACGCAAGCCCTGGATCTCGTCCAGCAGTTCGTCAACGGCACTATCGCCGCCTCCGTCCGGCTCGGCCTCTGTTTCCGGCTCAGGCTCGGGTTCGGGATCCGGCGCGGGAGCTGGCTTCGGGGCCTCGAGGGGAGGAAGGCCCTCCTCTTCCCGTTCCTGATCGGTCAAATTGGCGTAGTAGTCGCGCTTCTCGGCTGTGGCTGCGGCCTCTGCGACCGCTTCAGAAGTGAAGATGCCGCCCATGTCAGTACCCCCCGTTATCCTCGGACACGGCCCCTTCGACCGTCCCCATGTCCTCGGTGTTTTGGTTCATCTCCATCGGGCTCATCGGCGCCGCGCCCGCAGCGCCACCTGGCGCGGGGCGGCCGTTCCCGATCCCGCCACCTTGATTCACCGCGATCGAGAGCTGTTCCATGAACCCGCGCAGGATTTGGCGCTCGTTGTCGTCGAGCACTCTGTCTCCGAGAAGGAGAGCCAGGCCCGTGGTGGCCCACTGCTCCAGGTTCGTCGTCGGGCGGTCGGGCGGGGCCTGCGACACGGGCGATACTGCCATTTCCGGGCTTAGCGGGCTCACAGCGCCTCCTCCATCATCTCGCCCTCGATCGAATCGAGGCGATCTTGTGGCGTCGTCTCTTCTTCGACGACGCTGCTCTGTAGGGTAGACCCTTTCGTGGGGCCGAGGAAAACTTTTCGAGTTGCGCGACGCTCATTCCGGTCCTCGTTCTCTTCCCCGCTCGGGCGCGCGAGAGGTCGGCGCCCATCATTGACTGCTGGGCCTTTGAGACAGCCGGCATCAGTAGGCCGAGCGCATCGCGGCGATCTTCCCGCGCTTCTCCTTGACCTTCCTCAGCCGAATCTGCTCGTCTCGTCTGGCCCTGAACCCCGCCCCTCGGACGACTCCGCCTCCAGGATCGGCCCCAAACTGTGGGGCCATCCCCTTTCGGAACTTCTCGTCTGCCGCACGGTCGAACTTCACCTTGAGCTGCTTTGCCATGTTCGCTCCTCCCAGTGCTTGACGGCCCTCATCGTTTGCCCCCTCCAGGTGGCCCGCCATTCTGCGTGGCCGCCATCTGGGCGGCCTGGATCTGCCGGAACGCCAAGCGTTGAAGTATATTCGCGCGGTCCGGGTAGTCGAGGTCTTCGAGCAACTGTTGCGAGTCGATCACGCCCATCTGGTGCAACTGCATGTTGAGATCGTTCCGGTCCTGCTCGGTCTGAGCGTTGCCGCTGTTTGAAGCCCAGCGAATCTCGAGGTCGCTCGCCCGGTAGTCCTCCGGGTTGAGCCACATTTCCCGTCCGTCGGCCCCGCGCCAGAATATCGGCTCCTCGCTCTTTTGGATGTCCGCATGGACCATCTTCTGAAGCAAGAGCGCCGCGAACTCGAGTATCCCGGCCCCCTTGGCCCGAGCGCGGTTCGCGCCGGACTCGGTGAGCTGGCGGATCGCGGAAGCCGCTTCGACGCCCACCGGCCTCTGTCCCACGAGCGCGTCTGGGGTGCCAGAGATGGCCTGGACGTCCTGCCGTCGGCCCGCGCGCCGAACGAAGTGCGACTCGGCGACACCTTGGGGCTGGAGGTAGTCCAGCCTCGACCCGCGAGAGATGCGTAGGATCTCGCCGCCCTCAACGGACGACTTGTCGGCGTTGAGCCTGGAGTCCGTGTTCGTGACCACCGGCGGGTTTCCCTGGAGCTCGAGCGCGCGGTCGATCGTAGCGTCGGCCCGGTTGATAGCGCGCTGGATCGGGATGACGTCGTCCAGCTCTCCCTTCCCGTAGAACCTCCCGCCCTGCTCGTAGTCTCGGCCAATGACGAGCGGGATTCCCTGGAGGACCGGGTCGACCGGCCTCGGCTTGTCGAGAATCACGCCGCCGGCCGTCATCGGGATCATCCGCCAGCCGGACGGGCAGCACGCCTCCTGGAGAGTCATCGAGTGTGGGATGTTGAGCTGTCCCGTCGGGTGGTTTATGTGCCGCCGGCCCACGTACCGCACGTCCATCGTCGTGTAGTCTCGGACGAATAGCTGGATCAGGAACGCGGTCTGTCCGAAGACATTGAACGACCCGGTGTCGATCGCGTACTCGCCTGTGGTGGTCGCCGCGGCGCCTCCTTCCATGACGGTCGACGGGAGCGTCCCGCTGATGAGTTGGGCGGGCGCTATTCCCCCGACCGCAGACGCCATGTCCAGGTACGGCCGGACAAGGACTTCGTAGCTAGGGCTCGCGATGTTGTCGGGCTTGATCCGGTCGGCCACCTTCGGGAAGAGCGCCCGGAGTCGGCGAACCGATACGGGCCGCGCGATGGCGAAGCACTCAAGCTCCGACTCGTCTGTCGCCTGGTCCGGGTAGAAGTCGAACGGAGACAGGTAGCGAGGTATCGAGCGCCCCTTCGCGTCCCAGCTAATCATCGGGCAGCACCAGCCGTGCTTCAGCAGGTCCCGCACTGAGAGACGGAAAACTCGGTCGAATCCGGTGCTATCCATCTTGTAGGTCGCGAAGTCCCGGACGCGCTTGACCTTCTCGGCGTCCATGTAGAGTCGCGGCACCGGCTCCGGCCGCGGCCGAGCTTGCGTCAGGATCGGCCAGACCGTCTCCACCGTGGAGAAGCAGTAGTTCGTGACCGGGTTGTTCCGGTTGGCCCAGGGGTCGGTGTAGTGAAAGCCGGCGTAGTAGAGCTCGCAGGTCTTCAGCCGCTCGGTCTCGCCGCGCTTGAGATGGAACAACATGCTCCACTTCTCGGCTACCCACGACCTCAACTTCTCTTCGTTGTCCCCGAACGAGCCGAACGGCGGCGTCTCTGGAATGTGCCGTTCGGTGGCGCTGAACATTGACCCGTCTTGAAGATTAACCGCGAGCCCCTCCACTAGAAGTTCGCTCTCTTCCTTTGCTTCTCGGTGAGTGAGGAGTCTTTCAACGGCTCCCAGTCCTGCACTCCGCGCTCTTGCTGTAGCTGCCGGTGATGCGCCCGGTTCTTCACCACGCACCCGAAGCTCCAGTTGTAGTGCTCTGGGAAATCGGGGACGACGGTTGGCGTGAAGAATATCCGTCGCGCGCGCCCCAGACAGGTCCCACATCGGACACTCTGCGGGTGCTTGGCGTTCATGGAGTAGAGCTTCTCGGTGACGTGGCCCGCTCGGCAGACGAAGTCGTATAATGGCATCAGTTTGCCGCCGGTGGCACGATCGCCGCGCAAGCCGCTTCCCTCGAGCGCTTCGCGTTGGCGTCGCCCATTTGGTTCAGCGCTTGCATGAAGGCGACTTGGAGCCGGTAGACGTCGCGGTTGTCTAGGCAGGGCAAATGAAGCGGCAGAGGTTCGCAGGCTGAGGCGTTCATCGTGTACGTGCCACGAGAGGGGTCCCGCGGGTCCACCCTCTTTCCGCACAGGAAGCAGCACGAGAAACCCTCGCTGTCAGGCCAACGGTCGTCGTCAAATGGTCTATCGCCGCTCACCTCAATCCCCCGATCCCGAACCTCTTCTCGCGGGCCTCGCGCGCCAGTATACCATCCTCCACCTGGAGCACCTCTTCCTGGGTCATCCCGGTCTGGACCATGACGAACCGAGCCGCCTCCTCCACCCCTTGCCGTTCCTTGATGAGCTGCGCGGCCGTCGCCACGTTTCGGATCATCGTCTCCGGGTGCGGCTCGAGAGGGTTGTTCATAGATCCGCGGTGCGCCATCAGGCACAGGCCGATCGCGACCAGAAGGTCCTTCTCCGACCCTACCCCGGCCTGGACCTTGTCGTCGATGTAAATGCACGACTGTACCTGCTGGAGCATGTGCGGGCAGCGGATCTCGCCCATCTTCATCCGCACGTACTTCCGGAGCGTGTTGAACAGGTTCTCCCGGTTGCGGCGCGTGGACATGTAGCCGGGCTTCTCCGTCACCTCGCCGGCGACCGACTCCTCGCTCACCTTGCGGTAGTACAGGTTCGGGTATCCCAACTGAATTACGGTCTCGTGGAAGAGGATGCCGTGATTATTCGCTTCGTTGATGACGAGCCCGTCGTTGTAGTGGTGGGCCAGGTCGACCGCCTTGCACGCGAGCACGTCGGGCGGGGCCTTCCCGTACCAGGTCGCGGCCACATCCATCGTCTGATCGTCGAGCACCGCGAGCGGTGACGGGTCGGACCCAGGGTCCCCTTCGGACGGATCGGCCCCCACGGTATACGTGTGGCGCGGCTTGGGATCGAAGAAGATCCGCAGCCGGCCGCGGTGCGAGGGGACGATCTCTGGGGTGCCGATCCCGGGCGGCTCCGCCTCTATCTCGCAGCCCTCGGGTAGCCCCTGGGTCTGGACCAGGTCGGCCATCTTCTTCGTGTAGTAGGCGACCGCGTCCACATCGAACGCTGGCCGGCCGGAGAGTCGGAACGCCTCCTCTGGGGTGGCCGGGTACTCCTGGGCGAACTTGTCCTCGTCGCCGTCCAGGTTCGTGCTGATGCACCACCGGCGCCACTTGAGCTGCTCGTTCGTGATCTCCGGGTGCTCTCGGCAGAGCTGCCACTCTTCCTGGGTCCGGTATAACTTCTCCCCGCGGAGCTTGATTCGATACTCCTCGTGCCGGAACCACGGGACGAAGATCGGCGTCCAGCCCTTCTCGTCCTCCGGGATGTACTGGTCTTGGCTCTGGCCGACCGCGCGCTGCCAGAGATCGTGAAACTTCTTCCCGATCCCGCCGATCCCGTTCGCGGTGCTCTCGATGACGGCGAGCGAA